TGATATGGAAATGCCATACCTGATCTATCAGATATTGCTTGTGCATATTTTCCTCCAGCAAATTTTGTTGAAGGTGCTCTATGAGGTCTAGTACTTGCTGGAACTCTAGCCATTATGAATAAAAGCTGTTGCCTGTTGCTGGTATAATTCTTGTTGAAGGAGTATCATCACCAGCAATTAATCTTTGATATGATTCTTCGTAATCTACTTTTAATATTTGTTGAGTTTGAGGAGTTACACCTGTTCTTTTTTTAGAAAGATAATAAGCAAGTCCTGCGCACATACACTCGAAAGCTCTAAAGGGCACATCAATATTTTGTTGTACTCCATTAACAGTAGAAGCTGTGATATCTTCTATTTTTCTCATACGATAATAAGTAATAGTATAATTAGTATCTGGAGCTGGATAAATTTTAAGAACTGGAGTAGATAATCTTTGTAAATAATATTGTGTAGGTCTAGCTTGAGTAGTTTTATTTGAAATAGCAGCATAATCATTAAGACCTAATGCTGTCATTGCATACTCTGTTCCATCACTTATTTGAATGTTTGCATTAATGATATCTACTGTATCATAATCTAAAGTGTATTCTGTAGTTCCTGTAGTAATAGCTAAAGTTTTATATTCTACAGTCCATTGGTTATAACCTCTATTAGCCCAATCACTAAACATAATATTCATACTACGTCTAGCTGATCTTACATCATAACCTAAAATAGGATCACCACCTATTCTATCATAAGCTTCTTGTATTACATCATTTACTGTTAAAGTAAAAGTTGAAGTTCCTGATAAAGCCATATTTCTCCATTATGCAAAAAACGCAGTTACACCATTTATAGTTGCTACATTAGCACCTACTAAACTTGATGAAACTTGTATACTTGTTTTAAATTTTATACCATCTGCTGGTAAATTTATAGCTACTGTTGAAGCACCTACAGCTACATTACCTGTTTCAATTTCAAATACATTTGTTCCACCATCTTTCCAAGTAAGAACACCAGGAGCAGTTGAAGGTTCAACAATAAAACCTTTTAATCTCATCGGTCCACCAAATAGAGTAACGGTAGTGGGAGCATTTGAAGCTGTATTAGATAATGCTGCTTTATTTTTACTTACAACATTTATATCTGATCCTGCCATTTTTTTCTCCTAAATTAAATTATATTTTTCTAAGTCTTTATATAGTAAAGCAATTCTATCATTAGGTACAGAACTAGGTTTTAAATACTCTTGTTGATTAGCTTTAGCTTGAACTTGACCCATATCTAAAGGTCTTATATTAATATTATCATTAGAACTACTTACTAGTTCTTTACTTGAAGGAAGTGTAGTAGTTCCTCCTCCACTAAATTTATCTATAACTTTTTCTATATTAGCTAATTTTTTTTCTAAATCAGAAGCTGATTCTTTTTTCTTATCTTTAGTTGTAATTACACCTTCTTTTTCTTTATTAATTTCTTCTGCTATAGTAGCATCACCTGTTTCTAATATAGTTTTAGTTGCTACATCTTTTTCTTTATCTTTTGATAATTCAATTACTTCTTTATCTTTAACTTTAATTAAATCATCATCTTTTTTACCAAAAGAAGAAAGAGCTTCACCAGCAGTTTTTAAAAAGTCTAAATTAAATTCCATATTTTAAATGAGGGCCCGAAGGCCCTCTAATTAATTATTATATTACTATAGCGTCCCGCAAATTATTTGCTTGAAGATAAGTAAAAGTAACAGTTATTTGACCTGTAGTTGCAGTAGCACCTGCAGATATAAGTGTTGCTGTGATCTGGCTGTCAGCACTAAATCTATCCGCTGTATCTAAAGATCCAGTAGCTAATGCAGTAGTTTCTCCTAAAGCTTTAACATTAGTATTTGCAATAAGAAATTGAGTTGTCTTACTCAACACTCCTACTGAAACAGTTGCTGTGCCACCAGCATTACTCACTACTCCAACTCTAAGTATAACTGAAAGTAGTTGTGAGTTTTCTGGTATTACACCTACGTTGTGAGTAAATGTTCCAGCGGCAACTTCTGCATTAATCATAATTGATTGTGACATTACAGTTTGACCTGTATTTTTTACATCTGAACCTAATACGGTTCCAGTTGTTTCTTTAATTGTTCCAGCTTTAATTGGGCCAGAAAATGTAGTAGTTCCCATAGTCTATCTCCTTATAATAGTCTGCTTTCGCAGTCGTTTGGGTTAGTATTAAAAATACTAGGCGTATTGCTACGCCTAGTAATTATTTATTATTATGCTACGCCTTCAGATCCGTATACACCTCTCCAGTC